GTGGCAGACATCGAAACTTTCAAGCAAGAGAATCGCGTATTCGCACCGCCGGCCGAACTGGCCAAGCACGCCGCCATTTCGGGCATGGACGCCTACCATGCGCTGAACGCCGAATTCGCCAACGACTACGAAGGCACCTGGGCCAGACTGGCCAAGGACAACCTGAAGTGGCACAAGCCCTTCACCCAGACCTTGGATGAATCCAACGCACCGTTCTACAAATGGTTCGCCGATGGCCAGGTCAACGTGTCCTACAACTGCCTGGACGTCAACCTGGAGAACGGCAACGCCGACAAGACCGCCATCATCTTCGAGTCCGACGACGGCCAGGTCACCCGCGTCTCCTATCGTGAGCTGCACCAGAAGGTCTGCCAGTTCGCCAATGGCTTGAAGTCGCTGGGCATCAAGAAGGGCGACCGCGTAGTCATCTACATGCCCATGTCGGTCGAAGGCGTGGCCGCCATGCAGGCCTGCGCGCGCATCGGCGCCACCCATTCGGTGGTCTTCGGCGGCTTCTCAGCCAAGTCCTTGCATGAACGCGTGATCGACGCCGGCGCGGTGGCCGTGGTGACCGCCGACTACCAGGTACGCGGCGGCAAGCAGCTTCCGCTCAAGTCCATCGTCGACGAAGCCCTGGCCATGGGCGGTTGCGACACCCTGAAGCAGGTGATCGTCTACAAGCGTACCGGCGCCGAGCTCAACTGGGTCGAGGGCCGTGATCTGTGGCTCTCCGACGTGATGGCCAACCAGGCCGCTACCTGCGAGCCGGAATGGGTTGATGCAGAGCATCCCCTGTTCATCCTCTACACCTCCGGTTCCACCGGCAAGCCCAAGGGCGTGCAGCACGCCTCGGCCGGCTACCTGCTGTGGGCCGTGCTGACCATGAAGTGGACCTTCGACATCAAGCCCGACGATGTCTACTGGTGTACCGCCGACATCGGTTGGATCACCGGCCACACCTATATCGCCTATGGCCCGCTGGCCGTGGGTGCGACCCAGATCGTCTTCGAAGGCGTGCCGACCTATCCCAACGCCGGCCGTTTCTGGGACATGGTAGCGCGTCACAAGGCCACCATCTTCTACACCGCACCCACTGCGATCCGCTCGCTGATCAAGGCGGCCGATGCCGATGAGAAGGTTCATCCCAAGCAATACGACCTGTCCACGCTGCGCATCCTGGGTTCGGTGGGCGAGCCCATCAACCCGGAAGCCTGGATGTGGTACTACAAGAACGTGGGGCGCGAGAACTGCCCCATCGTCGATACCTTCTGGCAGACCGAGACCGGTGGCCACATGATTTCGCCGCTGCCGGGCGCCACGCCGCAAGTGCCGGGCTCCTGCACCTTGCCGCTGCCGGGCATTACGGCGGCTATTGTCGATGAGACCGGGCATGACCTGCCCAATGGCAATGGCGGCATTCTGGTGGTCAAGCGCCCGTGGCCGTCGATGATCCGCACCATCTGGAATGACCCGGAACGTTTCAAGAAGAGCTATTTCCCCGAGGAGCTGGGTGGCAACATCTACCTGGCTGGCGACGGCGCGGTGCGCAACAAGGAAACGGGTTACTTCACCATCACTGGTCGTATCGATGATGTGCTGAACGTCTCCGGCCACCGCATGGGCACCATGGAAATCGAATCGGCGCTGGTGGCCAACAGCATCGTGGCCGAAGCGGCGGTGGTGGGCAAACCGGATGAGACTACCGGCGAATCGATCTGCGCCTTCGTGGTCCTGAAGCGTCCGCGCCCCACTGGCGAGGAAGCCAAGCAGATCGCCAAGGAGTTGCGCGACTGGGTAGCCAAGGAAATCGGCCCGATTGCCAAGCCCAAGGAAATCCGCTTCGGCGACAACCTGCCCAAGACCCGCTCCGGCAAGATCATGCGCCGCCTGCTGCGCGTGCTGGCCAAGGGCGAAGCCATCACCCAGGACGTCTCTACGCTGGAAAATCCGGCCATCCTGGATCAATTGAAGGAAGCCCAGTAAGACACTGGCACGCCCGTTTCAAGCGGGTGGCCAGCGAGCCGGCAGGGCAGGGCGCTGTGGTAAGGGCGCCGGCCCTGCCGGCTTTTTTATGGTCTTTTTGGAAAAATGTTGAGAAAAGACTTGGCTTCGCTGTAAAGCTTGCTATAATGCATGGCTTCGCTGAATGCGAACCCGAATCCAGGAGAGGTGGATGAGTGGTTTAAGTCGCACGCCTGGAAAGCGTGTATAGGTTCATAGCCTATCGGGGGTTCGAATCCCCCCCTCTCCGCCAGAACAGAACGCCTAACCTATTGATTTTCAATGGTTAGGCGTTTTTTTATGTCTCATGAAATGGGGTGGAATAGGATGTGGTTGGCATTCGAATGCCAGCAAAAATGCCAGCCTAAAGATAGGGCATTGTCGCCCAGCGCCGAGCCAAAGGCGAGGCGCTGAACTCATTAGCGACTGAACATCTGGACAGCTTTCGAACCCGCGTCAGGTTGAGCATCCTTGATCCATCTCCCGTAAACCCTGGCGATCATTGTCCAGTCTGAATGCCCCATTTGTTGAGCAACCCACATCGGGGATTCACCCGCAGTTAACATCATACTTGCATAGGTATGTCGTGTTTGGTAAGGGCGGCGATATCTGACCTTGGCCGCATGAATGGCTCGTTTCCATGCACTGCGAACTACCAAATCGCCACTCCATCGTTTCCCGGTCCTTGGATTGGTGAAAATAAAGTCGGTTTTCCCTAACGTATGAGCTTTTTGGCTTTCGAGTGCCTCTAATGCCGGCGCTAGCAATTTAACGTCGCGTTTACCGGCACGTGTTTTTGGCGGCTCGGCATCGCTCTTATTGGCAATCGCTGCACGGGTGAGAGCCCGTCTAACCTGTACTGTTTTCCGATGCCAATCTACATCGGACCACTCGATAGCAATCAGCTCTGATGTACGCAAGCCGGTCCAGAAGGCAAACTTGAACATGTTGCGATCTTGACCTTCCATGCAACTGAGGATCTGCTGTTGCTCGTTAGCGGAAAAAGGATCAACGTCATCCTCTGTTTTCACAACAGCGCGACTCTTCCACTGCCAACCATACAGAGGATTGGTGTCGATTAGCTCGTCTTGTGCTGCTGAATTCAAAGCGGATCGCAAAACCGATAGTCGGTTTTTGATTGCTTTTAGACTGGTCTGCTGACTTGAGCACCAGTCCTTAATTGCCTTTCGATTTAAATCGCTTAGTTTGGTGGTGCCGAATGCCGGAATGAGGTGGTTGTTTACGACTTTGCGGTATCCATCATAGGTAGACGCTTTGAGGTGGCTTCTTTGAGCATCCAACCATGAGTCCAGATATTTCTCTACCGTTAGTATTTCTCCTTTTCGCTCGGCAAAATAAGCCGCTCGAGGACTATCTGGGAAAGTTACTCGATACTCAAATGTTTGCTTTTGAATAGCGTCGAGGATTGCAGCCCTATGCTGGGCCGCTCGCTTCATATTCGCAGGGGTTGGGGCGAGCTTGATGCGTTCGCGGCAGCGCTTGCCACGATAGGTAAAGGTGATTTCGATTGACGTTTCACTAGCCGCGACGACGCCCGTGCCATTTCTACCCATTTACAATATCCTTCAATATCAATAAGTCGTCGGCCATCAGCAGCCTTGATCCAGACTTTTCCTTCCAACCACACACCATCCCGAATTTTGCTGTTGATAGCGTCCTCGCTATAGCCAGATGCATCAGAAAACTTAGTGATCGTTACGTATCTCACGCTCATCTAGAGCTCCAATACGCTGGTTTTAGTAACAGGTGCTTTTTTTGCTCTGCACGACATGAAGTCATTTCGGCGCCTCCCCTAAGCGAAGTCGATCCGCTAATGTGCCGCTGTAGTCGCTAAGACAAAGGCGGCGGGATTCTTCTCGGGAGTTCGAATGCCGGCGGCCGATGCCTGCATCGTCGCAAGTGAGGATGTCTGCCAACGGCACGCCGCGAAACAGCCCGACCGGCTCGTTGTCGAGCTCGACCCAGGCGAATCGCTGACCGTTGCCCAGGTGCTGACGAATGACCGACACATAGCCGGCCAGCACGCCATCGTCGGGCGTGTTGAACGTGATGCGGTCCAGGGACTGAGGGGGCTGCATCACGAAGTCACGCGGCTTGCTGCTGGTGGTGGCGATCACATCGAATTTCACGGGGGTATTCATTGTTTCTTCTCCTTGGTGGCCGTTACAGAGCACACGCCAAAGCGATCGACGGCGGCGGCGATCACGTCGCAGCTATGGGCTGCGATGGCGGTGTAGGAATGGCGTGCGCTGGCAGTGCGCACGACGACACGAAACGCGGTCATGGGGCGTTCCCTTTCGTTGGGTTGAGATCAATCGGAAGTTCGGTCACATCGAGCCGGCCGGCGCGCCAGTCGGCGACCTGGCGCGGCGTGCCCCGGCGCGGGGACTTGTCCGGCACAGGCACCACGCGTGGCCAGGGGCACGCCTTGATGGCATCCCAGGCCGCCAGTGCGCGGCGCTGCTCATCGGCGGTCACGGCTGGCCCTGGCCATGTCGGCATGTCGTCGACCACTGGTCGAGGCCAGGGACATGCGCCCAGGGCGAGCCAGGCATGATTGATCTGCGCGGCCTGGTCGGGCTTGAACATGACCGGCGCTGGTGATGCCTTCGGCTCGAAGGACACATCGGCCGCAAAGTCATGCCCAGCGGGCTGCGTACAGTTATTTACACGAGTCCAAGGGAACCCCGACCCCGCCGATGCGCGGGCATCGTGCCCTTGAACTGGCGTCCATGTATGCCGAACCGACTTAAAAACCACCCCGGCCATTTGGCGGCACTGCACGCCATAGGGCATGACGCGTTCACACTCTTCATAGCGGCCCGTCACGGTCTTGGTTTCCTTGGCCAGGGTGACCATCAGGTCATCGCGCTTCACGATGGCACCACCTTGGGCGCGCAGATAGCTGGCCCAGCACGCACGCTTCTCGCCTTCGATCTTCTGCACGGCATCCCAGGCGGCGGCCATCGCCGGGGGCGCCTCTTGCACCATCTCTGCCGGCACGCGGCGCAGCTCGCGCCACACGCTCACAGGCGCGCCACCCCACTGCTGGAACTGACGAATGCCCCAGCGAGCGGCCCAGGCTTCCACGCGGGCCGATGGTGTCAGTTCGTAGTCGCCGGCCGTGTCGGTGGTGACCACATAGCCCTCCTTGGTCTTGTGGTCGGCCACGCCATCGATGTTCTTGGCCACGTATTTGGCGATGTAGCCAGCAGCGCTTCCCTTTGACCAGTCGATGCGCTTCACGTCGAGGCGGCGTTTGAATGCACCCGGCTCGCCGCGATCCACGCGCCAGGCATAACGCTTCATGATGCGGATAGCACGGCTGGCCACGTCCTTGACGTGCGGCGTGGTGTAGCCCGGCAGAGCGCGCACGAATACCAGCATGTGCCAGTGCGGGCATCCATCGTGATGCGGTTCAGCGATGCGGAACCCGTACAGGCCGATACCGCGCCTGGCCAGCGCCGAGCGCGCCAGCGCAGTCATCTTGCCAAGGTACTTATTGGCCGTGCGTGGGTCCGAGCCGTCATATTTAGGATTCGGCTTGCCCGTGTGCAAAGTGGCATGGAAGCGTGATGGGCAGGACCAGGTGAGAAACAGCCCCTGGTCGTTGCATTCCCTCGCGATCATCTCGAAGCCATTGATGCGCAGCATGAGTTCGCCGCGGCGAATGGTCTTATTGGCCGTGGTCTTCTCGGCCAGCTCGGCAATGCTGAATTCCTGGCCCGCCTCATTGCGCACAATAGTGGCTTCCAGCGCGGCAGCATTGCGCTTGTTCTGGGCCAGGCGCGACAGCACGGCATCGTTGCTGGCGTAGGGCTCGCCGTGGTAATGGACGTAGCCCAGGCGGATATTGCCGCCCTCGAAGGCCCGGCCGACCACCTTGCGCAACTGCCGGCGCCACCAGCGTGGATCAACCACGCGGGCAATGATGGCGCGCAAGTCGTCATCGTCCACCTCCGGCACGTCAATACCGTAGTCGCTGCATTCCTGCTCGATGATGTCGCGGGCGTGGGTATCGGAGATTGCCTTCCACAGCATTTTCTTTACGTTGTCAGCGGCCTTTTCTGCCGTGGCGCAGATATCCGCATCGTCTTGAGATAGATCGATGCCGGCCGGAACATACTTTTCTGCGAAGTCACGGACGAACTCGACGGCCACCGGCTCGAAGATGCGGCGCCAGTGCCAGACCGACATCAGCTCTAGAGCTTCACTGACCACACGGCCACGCCACTTCAACGGGATGCGTGCCAGCTCCCTGGCGAACTGCGGCGACTCGGTGAACGCCCTATGCTGGCGCCGTGTCTTCGCATCGACTTTCCTATACTGCATTGAGCGCTCTTTCATAGGTTGTAATCGCACGCAGCACGGCATGGCGCATGGCTAGGCGTTCGGCTTCGGTGAAGGAGTGAATGGGGGATTCCCAGCGATCCGGCGAGAGTCCCGCCAGGGCCAGGATGTGTCGGCGCACCGGCTTGGCCGTGGCCGCCCAGGAGTAGGCGACGCCAAGCTGATGGTTGGGCCGCTTACGCGTGCGCAGCAGCATCATGGCTTTTTCCAATTCGGCCTTCGCTGCCTCATCGCCAGGTGGCGTCGGCGCGAGTGCCGCACGCTCGCGCAGCAGATCCGTGACGGGACGGAATGACGCATGGTCCTTGATTCGGGCGCCGCGCATGGTCAGCCTTTCACCAGGCCGAGAGCCGACAACAGTGCTGGGGCGAGCAGCAGTAAGGCCGCCACGCAGTGGGCAAATACGGTTCGCATCACCATGCCCCCAGCAGACCGCCCAAGAGATCAAGCCGCCACGCAAGACGCTTGCCGATGGCGTTCCTCCCTTCCCAAATCACGTCCCATTGCTGGCCAGTGACAGAGCGGCGATACAGCATTTTCTGTGCACAGAGGTACGCGGCCAGATCATCGTTGAAATGCTGCCTGATGGCGTCCTTTGCATTCAGATTCGCAGTGGTCATGATTTTTTAGGGTGAGCGAATCCCGCGCGCGCCAATTGGCGCACGGCAGGTTTTGATTTATCGGGAGTTGGGCGGCTGCTTAAGCGGTCGCGAGGTCTAACGTCATTTGGTTTTTCGCAGCCAGAAACGCACGCGAAGAAATGGGGATGCGCACTTCCGGGTTCGGCATGGCCGACATCGACACAGTGCGCGAAACTTCAAGCGTGGCCACGAAGGTGTGGCCGCACTCGACGTTCTGACACTGGTAGGTGATTTCCTTCATCATCGACGACATGGTGCGGCTCTTAGCCGCGCGCACCGGGCTTTGGCAGTGCGGGCAAGGCAGGCTGATTACTCGCATGGTTTGGTCTTTCCCCCGACAGCGTAGAGCGCCCGGCCTCTGCCGGTGATGCGTCTCGCGCCGTTACGTACTGCTGATTTGACGAGCCATTCCAATGCCTGGTCAATTGACTCCAGACCTTCCCGCTGACGGATTTTTTCAATCATCTGGCGTTCGTCGTCCGAGAGCATGGTTTCGTTGAAAGGCATTTTCGGTTGCTCAAAAGTTGCTTATTGCTGCCTTCGATCAGAACGGGCCGCGCGCTACGCTTGAGCCTGTGTCGGATGCGAGGATTGCAGCAGCCTGGCGCAGCGCAAGCTGACGCAGGATGGTGGCGACGGGTTCGCCCTGGTAGTGGGCCAACGATTCGACCAGTGCCTGTTCGTAATCGTCGAGGCGGAGCATGTGGCGATGCTGCCTTACGCGCTTCGGGTCTGGATACATGGCGGAATTTCCCCTAAGTCAGACGGTTGCGGATTGGAGTTCTTTTTCGTAGGCGGCCAGACCACGCAAGAACATCACGCGGATGAAAGCCGCGCGGGTGCGGTGGTCTCGGCGAGCGAGAATCTGCGCTTTGTCGATTTCTTCGGCAGTCAGACGTAGCGTGATCGGCAGCGAGCAAGGGGTCGCTGCGCCAGTTTGGGCGGTGTCTTGGGTGCTCATGGGGTAATATTTGTGTACGTCACTTAGCAATGACGTGAATATAGAGTCCAAAAAGACTCATGTCAAATTGTTTTTGCGTCTTTATGAACACAATCGGGGAACGTCTTAAAGCCGAGCGCACGCGCTTGGGCTTCAACCAGACAGAATTTGCCGCCGTCGGCGGCGTGCAACGCAGGGCTCAATTGTTCTACGAACAAGATGAGCGCCGGCCTGATGCTGGATATTTACAGGCTGTCTCCCGGCTGGGGGTCGATGTGCAATTTGTCGTCACAGGGACCCCGAGTATGCAGGCGTTAACGCCCGAGGAAGCCCAGCTTCTTGATGGCTTCAGAAAGCTCGATATTAAAAATAAGGCGAGAGTACTGGGAGTGATCGAAGGAGCAGCTCCAATCGAATCACCAAGAGCGATTGTCACTGTCGGTGGAAATATCGGCCAACAGATCCATGGCGATGTGCATGGAACGGTCCAGGGGCCAGACATGCGTAAGAAGATCATCAAGAAGAAATAAGCTGTATCGGTGTTCTGGCACCGAATAGATTTTTAGCGCGTGCTGGGAGCCGCGTTTTTTGTTTTCGTGAGCGTGACTGGGAGTGACGCTGCGGATGTAATTTGTAGGTTTTTAATGTCTGAAAAAGTAGAAGTAAGTGGTGACATTGCTCAATTCATCGGTGGCAGCGTCAATGAGGCACCACGTCAAAACAATGTCGTGAATTTCCATCTGGGTACGGAGAGAGCTATAGAGGAAAAGCTCACGGAGCTGCAGCGCAAGCGAATTTCCGAACTGGTCAAGCAACTTTGTGCAAGCACTCAGGAGGAGCCGCTCGATATATATCGAGTTATCCTGACTGACTTTGGCGCAGAGCGTATGAAGGACATGCCTCGAACTAAGTATCACGCCATTGTTTCCCAATTAAGGCATTGGATTCATGAAAATAATGACGGTGCTCAAAAGATCGAAGAAATGCCGACCTTGACGTCACCAAGCGAGTCTCTAAGGGAATCGACATCTAGTTCGCAGCAATGTAGGACTTGTGCCGAAAAAGACTCCAGCTATACACGTCTTCTGCGTCTTTCACGCGGCCAATGGATACTGCTGGGAATTCTCTCGATAGCCGTTAGCCTGTTACTTTACATGACTCCGAATGACAGTTTTTCCTCAACTAATGACCGTTGCTTTTACGATGGAAAACCTTATTCAGCGGGGAGCGTGATAAAGCTGGTCGAAGAAACGAGGGAGTGTGCCCCAAATACGAAAGTAAATGCTATGGAATGGAAGCCGTCACCCTAACGACATTTGAGCCTCTGATAATTTTTCTATTTTTAATGAAAATGATAATGGTGGCCCTATGCCTATGGTTGAAACTAGTAATGCTCATGTCAGCGAATATCTCGATTCGTATATCGCACGGAAGGAGCCGCCAAAATTTGCTGTTTTATTGAAAGGCAAATGGGGAGCGGGAAAGACTTGGTTCATTAATGATTATTTTTTCCGGCGGCGCGAAGAGTCGAATGATGACGCGCAAATTGATCTGAGTGATGGAAATAAGAAGAACCATATCTATATCTCCTTATACGGACTAAAGGATGTCGCCGCAATTAATGACGAACTATTCGCCCAAGTTCATCCATTTCTAGCAAAGCGAGGGATGAAGATTCTGACGTCATTGCTAAAGTCCACGCTTAAAATTTCGGGTAGCTTTGATATCTATGGCGATTCGAAACCAGACGCCAGCGTAACCCTAGGTTTGCCGTCGACCGATCTGCTCAACACCGCTAAGAAAGCCAGTAAAATGGTTATGGTTTTTGATGACCTAGAGCGGTGCAATATTCCTATAAATGACGTCCTGGGTTATATAAATCAGTTCGTAGAACATGAAGGCGCTAAGGTAATTATTCTTGCGAACCAAGAGGAAATCGAGAAAAGAGAGAGGCACAAAGGAACTGCCGATGAAAAGGTGTCTTCACAGTTTCTTGAATACGGTCGAATTAAAGAAAAACTGATTGGTCGTGAATTCGAACTATATCCAGACGTCGATTCTGCTATAGCAACTTTTGCTAAAGAACTAAGCGAGCCGCTGCGCGACCGTCTCCGCTCATTTCTGCCGCATATTGCGGAGCTCTATACCCAGAGCGAACTAGATAACTTACGCCGAGTACGACAAGCGCTCATCGATTTCGATTACTGGATGTCAGTTCTCGATAGTGCCTATCTTGAAGATGCCGACTTCTTCAGACATTTACTTAGTTTATTTTGCATCTATTGGATGGAAGTAGGCACTGGAAATCTAAATTTGGATGATCTTCAGATGTTGCCTCAATGGATGTTTCTCGGTGGTTTCACCAAGAAAAATCCCGATGAGCGTGATGAGAAGGTGATAAATATTGCGCGAAAATATACTTCGGTTGATTTAACTAATGCAGTATTTTCTATCGCATCTTGGCGCTTACTTATTTCAGCAGGAAGTATTAGTGGTGAGACGTTAAATCTAGAGATTCGACAATGCTCGTTCTTCCGCGACAAGAACCCCCCATCATGGAAAACGTTCATGCATTGCCGTGAAATGAGATCAGATGATTTTTATACCATGTTGCTCTTTATGGAAAGGGAGTTTGAAAAGGGCAACTTCAATAATATTCAGGAAGTTAAGCACGTTGCAGGCGTCTTTCTAACACTTACAGAAGAATGCTTGTATTCAAGGGGACCGGAATGGGTCGTTCAAACCGCAAAATCAGCTCTCGATATTCTCTATAGGGATGGGAAAGTGCTTCCCAGGGAGATTGGTAAAGTTGAACCCTTTGATCGGGGCTCTTGGGGTGGCTATTCGTTCGAATCTCGCGAGATGAATGAGTTTTATGTTATTGAGCAACATGCGGAAGCGCTTGTAGACATCGTGACTAATACGTACCTGAAGACTGTTGCGGAGAATCTGGTCGCGAGTATGGAATCCGATTTAACCAGTGTAACGATTCAGCTCACTGTAGGCAGTAACGGACGTTATGGCGTTTATCCGATATTACCTCTGATAGATGTAAACAATTTCTTCGCTGCTTGGATGAGGATGAACAACTACCATCGGCGCTTTGTTGGATACATGTTTGATGGCCGATACGAACATCTACAAGTATTCCCACGAGCTATAGAGGAAGTTGAGTGGTTGAAAACGCTATCGAAACTGATACGTACAGAATTGAACTCGCAATTGACCACGTATGAAAAAATCCTCGTATCAAGATTCGACGATCAGATAAATAAATTAATAGAAAAGATCGAAAATTATTTCCAGGTATGAAGTTTTGCTATTTAGCTTTGTTTTCGAGAATGATCTCGCGCACCTCTTTGATTTTTGCCCATTCTAGAGCGGCGGCACGTTTGGCACTTTGCTTGGTGGCGTAAGTTCGTTTCAGCGTCTTCGCGTTGTCGGCCTTGCCCGCTAGCTCTGAGCCTTTTGCGTTTTTCGTCTTCGCTTTGTCGAGCCAATTGGCCTTCACACCAGTGATGCCTTCCTCGGGATCATGCTCTAGCTCCCGCTCGGTTTCGGCCGGCTCAGATTTGATTTCGAACTCGATGCGCGTAGTAAAACCGCTGTCGCTGATCGAGTGCGTTACCGTTTTCGATAACCATTCTGTCGCATCGATGTCCGCCTTGAATCCGGTGACCATCACAGGTGACTGCGGCATGATGTTGGCATCCCCCAGGGCAAGCTGCATCTCGAAGGTGGCCAAGCCGCGCTCAATGCGCTGCCACTCGGCCACAGCAGCAGTACGCGCATCAGCCTCATTAGCAAAGGTGGTGCGCAGTCGCTTGCTGTTGCCGGCCTGGCCAGCGACGACACTGCGCCGCCGTCCATATTTCTCATCCATCCAGAAGGCACGCACGCCGCTATAAGCATCCGACTCCGAGCTGTGATAACGGTGCTGGTCTCCCAGCGCACGCACTACCTTCACTACTGGCAGCGGCTTACCGCTTGCAGTGCGGCCTTCGTTGATCGGCATGAATAGCAGCGTGTCATTTTTCACCGTGGCCACAGCATCATATTTTTTGCCCAGGCGACGCAGCAGTGCAGAGTCGCTTTCATGGGTCTGGTCCAGGTGCTTGATGGCGATGCCGCGCAGGTTGGCCGAGATACCGGACGCCAGGCCATTGCCGGCAGCGATGGCATCCACCACTGCGCCAAGCGTGGTCTCATGGAAACTGCGGTCGCGCTGCTGACGGAATGCGTCGATCATGCTGGCGGACCTGGCACGGATGGTGAGCCGATCCGGCGCGCCGCTATGCTCCACCTCAGAAACCACGAACGCGCCCTTGTCCACCAATGGGGAGCCCAGCCAGCCCAGCGCGAATTGCAGCTTGGCGCCTTTGGGCGGGATCTTCAGCTTGTCGTCGCTATCGTCCAGCTCGATATCCAACTGGTCCGCTTCATCACCCCGGCACTCGCGCAGGGTGATGCTGATAAGCCGGTCGGAGACCGGGCGACTAATGTCCTTTTCTTCGATGACGATGCGGAATGCCGGCGCGGTGGTGGTCATTGTCCGAGTCCCCCGATTTTGCCAGCGGCAGAACCGGCCGCACCGCTCACGGCGCCAGACGCATTGCTGATCGCGCCCTTAACACCACTCACTGCCCCAGCCGCGCCACCGACCTTCCCGACAATCGCCCCGGCAGCGCTGGTCACGCCACCGATTGCACTACCCACTACATTGCGCGCCTTGTCGGCGATGCTATTGGTGATGCCGTCGATATCGACCATATTGCGCAGGTCGGAGATATCGCCCAGGCCCAGCGCTGATAGCACGCTATCGTCGGTGCGCTTGAGTTTGATGGTGAACTCGATGCGCTTGGCATCGCCGTCCCCATCCAGTACGGTGCGTCCCTCTTCCATGCTGTCGATGACGTAGGAGCCATAAATACGGCCGGTGCCCTGGATCAAGAACCAGCTCTTGCCGGTGTCGGCCATGAGGCGCAGGGCATCGAGCGAGAACGCGCTACCGGTCAGCTCAGGGGCAATCCAGCCCGACAAGGTGATGGCGTCATCGCCCTTGCCAGTGAATTGCAGCGCATCGCGCCGGCCCACGCGCGAATTGCTGGCGAACTTCCATTGCGTTTGCCGCTGTAGTTCTTGGTAGGCGAGCGTGGGTAGGCTGAAGACGAACATTCCCAAGACCATCATCATGATGTGATTCCTTAATCCCAATCGGCGAGGTTCGAACGCTGGCGCGAAGCCTTCATACGGTCGCGTCGGTCCAGCTCGGTGGCTACCGCCCGAGCGATGGCTTGCTCATCCATGCCGGGCGCCGGCTGGATGATGATCTGCACCGTGTCGCCCTGGTAGACGACCGGCTGTGCGCTGCCGCCGCTGATGGGCGGACGGCTATCAAAAGCCATCGCCGGCACACTGCCGGCACCAATGGCCACGGCAGCGCCCGCGCTGGCCAGCTTGCCGGCGAGGCTGCTGACGGTGGACAGCGGGCCGTCCTGGCCACGATTGAGCCCCACGGCCAGGCCCTGCATGGTGTAGTCGCCCAGCTCGGCAAAGACACGGCTAGGGCTATGGATGTCCAGCTTTTCCTTGAACCAGCCAATGACGCTGGCACCCGCACCCAACACGGCATCCTTCACGGCACCAATGCCGCTGGTGATGCCGTTGACCAGGCCGCGCAGCATCATGGCGCCGAACTCGGTAAATTTTGCTGGCAGTTCGATGCCGAACCAGCCCAGCACGCCCGCGAAAGCCTGGTAGAACAGCCCAGTCGGCGACCAGTTCACGATCAGCGCGGCCACGCCGGCCAGGCCGCCTGCAAAGGCGCTGCGGACCTGCTGCCATAGATTGCTGAAGAAGCCGGCAATAGGCTCCCAATTGCGGTACAGCAGATAGGCGGCCACAGCGATGGCGGTTATCGCCAGGCCAATCGGGTTCATCAGGAACACGCGCCCCAGCCACATGAAGACCGTCCCGATGCCGCGCAGGATGGGCATGAGCAGATTGCCCTGCAAGCCGATCTTGGCGAACAGGACGTGGAGCATGGCATAGGGGCCGATGACGGAGGCCAGGGCCAGCATCAGCGGACCCATCACCACCAGAATGGCGGCAATAGCGCTGAAACCCACAATCATGGCCTTGGCCGTGGTCGGGTTGCGCTCCATGAAGCCCGATAGCGCCTGGACGGCATTGGCGGCCATCTGCAGGCCGGATGCATAGAGCGGCAGTATCTTGGTTCCCATCTCCAGCTTCAGGTCGGCCACCTTGGCCAGGGTTTCCAATTCCTTGCCGCTGGCCGTTTCCCGCCCGAGCTTGTCCAGTTCGTCGATATTGGCGGCGCCCCGGTTCAATTTCTCGTTTTTGTGGATCTGCGTGCGCTGCTGGTACATCGTGGAAAAGAGCTGTGCTGCCGTGCGGTTCGAGAAAATCCCGCCGATGGCATCGAGGATGCCTTTTTCGTCGGTGATGCCCTTGCTGGCCAGTTGCGGCAACAGGACCTTTTCCATCCATTCGAATTGATTCTCGCGGAAGAGGTCCGCACCTTTGATAGCGCCCGGATTCAGGAACGAGACCTGGCCGGCTTTGTCGTGTTTCACTTTAGACTGATCGCCGATCAGGCCCAGGTCCGACAGCATGGCAATGGAACGCTTGGTGGTGCGGCCTTGGTACAGGTTCTGGTAAGCGCTCATCATGGACGTGCCGACCCGGTTACCGCCCATTTCCTGCACCAGAGATTCCATCTGGTAATAAAAGGATTCATCCTTGAGCCCCTTCGCCGCGATACCACCGGTCTTGATCAGGTTCAGCCACTCACCGGGGCCGACCCGGCCGCCCGTGGCGGTCAGCACTTGCTGCACCATATTGGCCTGCTTGGAGAACGTACCAATGTCCTTGGTGCCGTTGCGCATTTCGATGACCTTCAGCATGTCCATGAACTTGCGCTCGTTCTCCGCGCCTTCCTCTTCACCATAGAAGGCGTGATTGCCGAATTTCATCTTGGCCATCATGGGTGCAACCATCTCGGCGTGATGCGTATCACCAAAGGCGGTGATGCCATCGCGCAGCAATTGCAGGTTGTCGAGCTGGCTAGTGCCGTAGGTTTTCATCTCGCGCGCGAACTTAATCGCCTCTGCGGTCGCGGCCGGTCCCAGGCCGAGCGCACGCACCCGGCCGTTCTCGGTCTCGTAGTGCTTGGCCTCTGTCAAGCCGGCCAGGAGCGGTGCGCCCACGGCCGCGCCGCTGGCGGTAGCACCCACCCCGGCCGCAGCCAGTCCGCCCGCCGTGCTGCGCAGCTTGTCGGCGCGCTGGCGAGCGTTGGCCATGACCTGCTGCTGACGATGGCTGGCGGTCAGCTTCTTCTGCTGGTCGGCCAATTCGGCATTGGTGGCGGCGATGCTGTTCTTGAGCCAGGTCTGTGCGTTGGCGAGCTGGCGCGAGCCAATGCCGGCGTCGGTCAGGCGCTCGCGCAAGGCGCGATACTGGATACCTTGTTTCTCGCTGGCCTCTTGGAGCGACTTCACGCTGCGCACTGCGGCGTTAAATTCGCGCGTCATGGCACGAGTAGGATTCTCGGCGGCCTTCATCTTGGCCGCCAGGTCGGTGACGCGCTGCTGTGCGGTGGCCAGCTCGGCACTGGTCTTGCGCATTCCCTGGTGCAGCTCGCGCAGGCCGTTGAGGTCGTTCTGTTGCTTGTTCAGCTCGCGCAGGCGGTCACTGGTGTCTTTCAGTGCCTTGCCGGTGTCTTTGGCGCCGCTGGCGATTTTCTTCAGCGGGGCGGTAATTTTCTCCATCATCGAGAAAACCACCTGCATTTTCAGTTCGTTTGCCATCTATTCCGCCCCGCTTCGTACCCTGGCGCGCTCGCGCCACTTCATGAGGTCTGCTAATTCCAGGTCATCCATCGCGGCCGGTGGCCAGTGGAACACCGTCGCGATGTCGGCCATTGCGTCTTCTACTTCGATTGGGAGACCAAGGCGCGGTCCGCCTTCGGTGCCAAAAAAACAGAGACTTCCATGCCGCACTTGATCAGATCGGCCGGGTCCATTGCAGCCACGTCGAACTGTGTCAGCGCCGGCTCGCTGATACGCGGCAGCACCACCTGCAGGGCGCTCACGTTCATATTCATGAGATCCATCAAGCTCACGCCACGCAAGGCACCAGACTTCGGACGGCGCAAGGTGAGCTCGGTGATTTGGGTATTGCCGCGCGTGAGCGGTTCGTCCAGTTCGACAACAACGGTTTCGATCTTGGCGGTGGCGGTGATGGTCATGGTGTTTCCTTGTCAGAGAGAAAAATCGAAGAACCAGGCGGCCCGATGCCGCCCGGTGGTTACAGGCCGATGGCCTTGCGGATATCGGCGCGGCGGTCCACGCCGCCGACGATTTCGATACCGTTCATGAAGTCGAAATCGAAAATCACCTCGTTATCGATGGTGAGCTTGTAGGCGCTCAGAGGCATATTGAATTTGTGCGAGGTGTCGTCGCCCACCTTAGCATTGCCCATATCCACTTCTTTATAGCGGCCACGCACGGTGATTTCGACTGCCTGCACGGATGCATCGTCATCGCTCTGATAGGCGCCCGCGAAGCGCAATTGCACGGCGCCATGTGTGTTGGCGGCATACTGCTTGAGCGCTTCCTTGACCAGGCCGCCGGCCGTCCATTCCAGTTGCATGGCTTCCTGGCCCAGGTCCGCCGAGACCGGGCCGGACATGCCGGCCGCGCGGTATTCCTCCATCTTGCGCGACAGCTTGGGCAGGGTCACTTCCGTGGCAATCCCGGAATAGTCGATACCGTTCTGGAAAACGTTGAAATCCTTGAGTTTGTGGGCGATCCCCATATTGATGACTCCTTGAAATTGGTAAAAAGCTGGCGGCCAGCACTTGGCCGCCTAGGCTCAGGCGGCAGCGACGCGTGCGGCGAAGTCGGCCAGGTATTGATCGGTAATGCGCTGCTGGAAGAGCAGGTTTTCCACCGGGGGCACCGGGGTGTAGCCATAGTCGATGGTCAGCTTGCCGGTCTTCAAGGTGTCCTTGTCGTTGAACTGTTCATCGAACCATGCCTCGCCGTCGATGATGTAGCCGCTGGCCTTCAGGGAACGGAACTTGGCATTGATGCTGGCCACCAGATCCTTGACGAGCGAGGGCGTCATCGGCAGGTCGACGTAAACCATGTGTGCTTCGGCGATGGTGTCGGCCAGCACTTGCGCGGTACGGGTGTAATTCTCGAAGGGGAAGAACCCGCCCTGGATTTCGCAGGTACGCGAGCCCCAGAACCGATAGCCGCTCATGTTGATGAGGGTGGTGACCTCCTTGGCATTGAGCACGCCGGCATCCGTGGCCGGGTCTTGCAAATCCCAGAACACGTCGCGGCTGATACCGGTCGGGCCATTCACCACCACGTTGGACAAGGTCTTGTGCCAGCCGGTCTGTTCATCGATCTTGGCGCGCAAGCCCAGGGCGTAGGCCACGGCCGAGATGCTGACATCGGCGCTGGTGGTCGTATCCCAGGAGACGAATTCCGGCCAAATCAGCATCACTTCACGCTGCCCGAACTCGGAACGATAGGCGGTCGCTGCGACCACGGTCGCGCAATTCCAGCAGGAGGCATACACGAAGGCGCGTAGGGTCTGCGCAAGGGAGGCCAGTGCATTGGTGACTGCCTTGGTGTCCAAGCCCGGCGCGCCCAGGATGCGCGGCTTGATGCCCAGCTTGGACTGCGCGGCCAGCAGCGCCTTGGCGCCGGTATAGTGGCCTTCGGGCGATACGCCGCCAATCACCAGGGTGGTTTGCTCGGCTTCATCTGCGCCTTCGGCCACGCGCACCAGCACAACCAGGGGCTTGGCTTGGGCGGCGATGGCTTCCAGAACGCGGCGCATGGTGCCACGCTTGCCGGCCTTGGCTTGGGCGGCGACAACATTGGTGATGAGCACGGCCGTGTCCAGGGGGAAGGCGTCTGCATCGGCATCGTCGGCCGTGACAATCACGCCGATGACGGCAGTGGAGACGGTGCGAATGGGGCGCGTGCCTTCGTTGATTTCGATGACGCGCACGCCGTGGTGGTAATCGGCTGCCATAGGGATAGCTCCTTTTGAGTTGGGTTAGGCTTGTGCCAGGGCGTCGACGTCCGGCGCTTCAGGTTCTTCGGTCGGTGCTGGCGGCGGGACTTCTTCGATGATCCATTGGCCAGCGGTGTCGTATTCCGGGTCCATCGGTTGGAAGGGAGAAACCCAGCGCGCCCGGTGGCCATCGGGCACTTCAGGTGGCGCAATCTGGACGGCCATGTACGGCACATTGAGTTCTTCCCCCAGCGGGAAGGGGTAAGCATCCACCTGGTGGGTAAAAATGCCGTTGTCGTCGGTCTGGTAGCAAGTAATCGGTGTCATGGTCAGAGATGGATGCGCGGCATGAATGCGGTATGTTTCGGGGCGGTCTCGGCCGATCCTGTAGTGCCGGAAAAGATTTCTGATCCGCCACCTTGCATAGCGGAACCGCCAGTTCCGCCTTGAACTGTTCCTGGCTTTCCAACCGAGTGATAGTGACTTTTGAGCGTGTCAGCCTTGTAGGAACCCAAGACCACAGCCTGGCCGGAATCCGCGTCCGTGCCGGCGAAGCGCGCGAACACGTCGCGCAGATCGGGGAAGCGGAAGGTGTTGGCATCCACATCCGCGAACTTAAAAACCTTTGTCGTCCACGTGGCGGCGGCCACGGCATGGCCGTTCTGCTGCGCCCACGCCCATATCGAAGCCTGGCCGGTCTTGGACCCCAGGCCCCCTACCAAGTCGGCTTCATAGGGGCGCGGTGCAGTCGTGGTGCCGAATTCAAGGGCACCACAGCGCAAGCTTCGGTAGCCGTGGAACTCTCCGGCACCCGCGATATCGATCCATTCCATCATCCCAATGCCTTTAACCATGATGACATCGCTGACTTTCTGCGCAGGTATCGCAGTAAAGAACGGGACGACGCCATCGATGGCTTTGCTGATCATGTCCAAGACGAATTCCACATTGGTCACCTGCTGATCGCTCGCAGCGGTGGCCGGTGTGGGCGTCGTCGGGGTTCCAGTCAAGGCAGGCGACTTCAGCGGCGCCAGGTCGGGATGCGTGTGGCCTTTGGGCGCGGCATAGGCCACGATGGCCTCATCCGCGTACTTTCGGGTCGCCAGCACGACAGCCGGATCAATCTTCAGCTCGACAGCCGCGGTGCTTGCCACCAGCAGCACCACGCGCACCACCTGGTCTTTCCCTGCACCTTCGGTGATCACCGGCTTGTAACTTGGTGGGCAGTTTGCGACCGCGCAAAGGTCGCCGGCCTCATCGTAGACGCCGATTTCACGCACCCACCAACCGCCCACATCGGCAGGCAGTACCTGCTCGATGATGATCTGACTGGCGTTCTTCGGATCTTTGTCGAGCGTATTGATCGGTGCGCGACGTTGCTCCCGAACCAGGGCAACTTGCTTGCGGTCTGGCACCGGCAGCACGCCGTTACCATCGCCCACGCCCATGTGCGTCAGCTTCAGCGGTACGCCCAGCGCCAAGGCATTGGCAATCTTGGCCTCGCCAATCTCAGTAGGGATAGAAAAATAAGTGCTCATGGGTAAATGGTCATGGTTTCGATGAAGTGAGCCGCACAGCCGATGAAGGGGCCACCAGTGGTCTCGATGCTGTCCGGTGTCCAGGGATACACGGTGACGGTCTCGCCGAGCTGGATAAAGGTGCCGACGAAGAGCGAGCCCCGGACTTCCAAATGGATGCGCAAGCCCGTCAGGTGGCGAGAAAGCGGCTTTGCGTCATCGATGAGGCGTTCCATCTCAAGGAACATCTCATCGGTAATGCCGGCGTCCAGCACGCCGACTTCCAGCGCGAAGGTGCCACGCTGGCCGCGCGGTTCGGTCTGCCACCATTCACGAATCTTGATGATGTAGCCCAGGGACTCGACCACGCCACGCACGGCGGCAATGGTCCCCTTGTGCTGGTGGATATAGCGGGCGGCTTTGATGGTGCCGCGCTTGATCGATTCCGGCCAAGTGTCGTCCCAGCGATCCACAGAAAATGACCAGGCCAGGAAGGGCAGCAGATCGACCGGGCAACGGTCGGCATTCCATAGGTCGCGAATGGGCGCCGGAGTGTCGGCCAGCGCCGCACAGGCACGCGCCATGGCTCGCTCCAAGGGCGTGGTATTCGGTGGCAAGGTCGGGACGGGGTTATACACGGTCCACCTCTTCCAGTACCTCGGCCGTGATGCGAATGCCGGTACAGCGCGCAGCCTGTGTCCGGCCGCACAGAATGTTCGCGGCTGGCGATTTCACGTGGACATTGCGCACGCCCTCGACCTTCAGCGCAGCCACGTAGGCATTGCGATAAACGCTGTAGCCGAGCGGGCGCAGCGGCTTGGCCATGACTGCGGCGTTTGTCCTGGCGGCATTGAGCGCAATCGAGGCTTCCGGGCCTTTCTCGACATACACCACGGCTTCCAGCTCGTAGTCCGTGACCTGGGCCTGTACGACTGAAACCAGATCGCCCAGCGGCCGGACATCCTCGGCCGACAGGGCGGCATAGACGGTCTGTAGCAGGTCGGCCGGCGCCTGCCAGTCATCCGAGTTCGCCAAAATGGCCACCACGACTTCGCACGGCGCCGGGCTGACGGCGCGCGCGTCCAGCACACGGCCGTCAGCGCTGCGTGCGTGGAATTCATAGGCATTGCGTGGCCCGGCCGTCGATAAGGCATCTGGAGCTTCCTGGATGCGCAGCCGGTAGGCATCATCACCTTCCAGCACTTCGGCCACGGGCGGCGAGGCATCAGGATCAGCCTCGACCAGCACCAGGCGCTTGACGTTGGTATTGGCGCCGATCTGATCGAGGTCTGGACCGATGGCGAATGCCAGCATGACCGCCTTGGCGGCATCGTTCACCCGGTTGCGCAGCAGCAGCTCTTGATAGGCGTTCTCTTGCAGCAGCTTGGTGGCCGGCTCGGACTCCAGAGACAGCACATTGGCGGCAGCTTCGCGCTGGTCTTCCGGCAACAGCGCAAGGACGGCCGCTTTGCGATTGGCGAGGATGGTCTCGTAATCGAGGCTTTCCAGCACTTGCGGCGCCGGCAGCAGGGACAGGTCGATAGGCGAACTCATTGCACCGTCCCTTCCCGGACCTGCACAGAGAATTCGACGGCCAGGCCGTTGGTGACGCCCTGCAAGACCACGGACACGGCGCCGGTAGCATCCCGGTTGAGATTGACCGACGACAGCGAGATGCGCGGCTCCCACAGCGCTAGGCGATAGGCCACGGCGGCATAGATGCGCATGACGGTAACGCCATTCAGCGGCTGGTCGATCAGCTCGGGGATTTCGGAACCGTAGTTGCGGCGGTAGATGCGGCTACCCAGCGGCGTCATGAGAATGTCGCGCACGCACTGGCGGATATGGTCCAGCAGGGACATGCTGCGGCCGGTAGAGGCGTTCATGGCGATCATGGCAGCGGTGCTCCTGACTTCTCATCGCCGCGCTTGACCTGGCCGTGCGGGTGATGGCGCAGGCTGATGTCGCCGGCCATCACGTCGCCTGTTGCTTGCACCTGGCCATCGATGACCATCGCGGCGCCACCGTCGCCGCCTTGAACCCTGGCGCCATTGTTCAGCGCACTAAAGCCTTCCACCAGCAGATTGCCCTTGATGGTCACATCGCCTGTACAGGTGGTTTGCTGCGCGTCGGCGGTTACCGCATCGGCTTTTACCAGGGCCGAGCTGCCGGCCGGAAGGATGGCCGATAACGTGTGCTTGGCGAAGTCGTACAGCACCACGGCGCCATCGGGGTAGTGGATGGAGCGGATCTTGAGAGAGGATTGTGGGGCTGGCGAATCGGCCGAGAACAGGCCGGCCAGCACCTTGCCTTGCGTCAGGTCGCCATTAGGGGAAAAGACGATGACTTGCTCACCGATGGACGGCGGGCACCAATTGATGACATCCCCGGCGCGCAGCGCGACCCATTGCAGCCAGGTGGTCAGCAGCGAGGGAGATAAGCGCACGCGCACCTTGTCCGCTTTGATCTCGGCAATCTTGCCGGTGCGGATCAAATTCGGGATGGTGCGAACGAGTTCGGAGAGATCGGGCGTCATGCAACCCATGTTGCCGGATCGCGCGTGGGAAGGCACGCAGCGGTGGGTTGATATTGCCCTTTTTGGATATTTCGTCTATCTCTTTGAGAATGAGATAACTATTCTTCAGCCTTCAAGAAATCAATCACGTGACCGATTTTCTTCTTGCATGATCGCAGCTCGCGTCCGACCATTGACTGCCTTCCAAAATTAAATTTGTCCGCGACTTTCTTGTAACGGTCTGAGTCATCGCCGAAGCCCATATATCCATCTGTACCTTCTAATTGCCTTACCCTCAACGCGCCATGCTGAATATCAAGCTCTGCAAGGCCAAAATTTCCATCGTGGCCCCAATCGTCCGTAAAGTTGAATAAAAATTTGCCGTCTTTTCTCAGCTTTCCTGCAATCCGCCCTGATGCGACTTTTCCTCTTGGCGCGTAGGACATCACTACATAGCCACAGAGCTGATCTCCACGTCGATATAACCAAATGTCCCGTACCATGTGCGTGACAGGTCTGTCACCCTCGCGGCACTCTGCATCGCAAGGCTCTTCCATATGCCAGGCAGAGTAGCCCTCCTGCAGCTTACCTTTTGCCAGCGCTGTTGCGGACACGCACACTAGTGCCATCGCTAAAGTCTGGATCAGAAGCTTCACTGTGTTTCCTCTACTGCGCGCTTTCATACGTCGGCCTCATTAAGCGAAGGTGCAGCCGATCGTCGCATATCTTGCTGACAAATAGCTGAGCTATCGGGCTTTCTGCAAGTGCTCAAGCAGAAGCTCTCGGATCTTTGCCGTATCAGTGGTAGTGAACCCCAGCAGCGGACGGGCTGGGTATTTGTAATTCGGGCCACGCGGCGCGACCTTATCCGGCAAACCTTCGTGATGTATGCGCGCAATACGCGCCACCTTGCCGAAGAACCCGACCGATGCCTGGCTGGCGTCCGCCTGCACTTGCAAATAGGTATTCGTGCGCAGCTTGTTGAACATGGCCGCCTTCTGCCGCTTGATCCGCCCAGACTTGGAGCGCAGTTCCTTGCGATTCTTGCGTGCAGGATAGGGCGTGCCGTCCGGCGCTATCTGCTGCGCGATCATCCTGGCGTGCTCGCGCCGTAGATCGTTGGCCACCTGGCGCACGAGCTGGCGCCGTTGCGCTGGCTGTACCTTCGCGATGAGGGCGGCGGCCCATTCTTCCAGTCGTTGCAGGTCATCACTCATGGTAGCTTCGGCACGTCCCATTCGGCCAGCAGGCTATCGCCCCGGTAGAGCTGCCAGAAGTCATCGGCGAAGGGCGGGGTGAGCTGCGGTTCAGCTGCATGGCTAATTTGCAGCCGGCCACCATCCTGACGTTTCACGATGGTGCGCTCGGTGAGCGTGAGCTTGATCGACAGATCGAGAGATTGGGCGCTGTTCATGTCCACCTCGAAGCGCACGGCCTTCTTTGCGTTCTCAGGATTGGCGAAGGCTTCCCGCTGATGAACCCGCATCCAGGCCAAGAGGGGAACAAATACCACGTCAAGATCGAGGCCAAAATCGGTCAAGATCAGGTTCAGCACGTATTCATACTCGAAGGACAGGCCCGCCGTCCCGGTGGCGCGGGTGCCGCCCTCATCAATGAAGATGTGCAGCTTGTCCGGGTTCTGCGCCAGTTCCTTAATGGCCTTGCGCAGGTAGTCCCGCAGATTGTTGGGCTTGTACATTCAGTTTTTCTCGCAAGGCATTGTAGGCATCGATCAGGGCATTGGCTTGTCGGATGGCGTCATCGCCTTCGCTGGCGATGTCGTCAAGAAACTCTGCTGCCGCTGGCGTAAGTTCGGCTCGCGCTTCTTGGCCAGCGCCCCCGGTAGTGCTGGAATCTGGGCAACTGGCCCCGGCTGGCATTGCGGCGATGACGGGGACTGACAGCCGGATAGCGCCACTGCGCACGCCAGCAATAAAGGTCTCTTTCTCATGACGGGCACTATCCCTTTCGTTGGTGAGCTTGTCGGTGATGGCCTGGAGCGCATCACGGGCGTTGCGCTCGGCCTGGAGCACCTGCTGTGTCCGTTCGGCGCGAGCGTCGGCCGCTGCCTGGTTGGCGGTGGCAATGCCTTCCTTCAGGTGGCTGATGTCGGCATCCTTGCGCCAGCCCTGGATAGCCCAGCCGGCCCCGAAACTCGCGCCCAGCAGGCCCAGGCCAAGCGCCACCCGCAAGCGTGTGCGCCATGCTTGCGTGAGCGTCATGCCAATACCCCACCGGCTTGCACGAAGGCCAGGTGCAGTTCTTCGCTGGTCTTCGGGATGGGCAGCACAATTGCCTCGCCGCCTTCACGGAGGAACGCTTGTTCCAGATCCGCATAACGGTGCTCAAACTGTCCGTAGCCAGCACCCGGCAACGACGCCCAGATGTTCTTGCACTTGGCGATCGCGTCACTCAGCCGGCCAGCATCGATATCGGGCAGCGCCCGGCATTCCTTGATCTGCTGCAGGGCGATGGCATCCTGCACATCCGGCGCAAAGCCCTTCAGTTTCAGCAGCGGTGCGTAATGGTCGTAGTAGCGCAGCAGCAACTGATAGCCACCGGCTGCGGTGGACCATACCTTGTAGCGTGGCAGGTAGACCCGCACGCGCGGATGGTCGGCATAGCTGGTAAAGCGGGTGCGGCCGACAATCTGGTCATAGCCTCGGTCGCGCGTGGTCGGGGAATTCGAGGTGCCTTCAGAAAAGCGGATCATGCCCAGGAAGGCGCGGCGGTTGTCGAGTGGATTCACAGCGTTTCCTTCACATCACGCGCCAGCTCGGCAATGTCCTTGCCCTGGCGCCGTTGGAACCACAATGCCACGGCACGGGTCACCCACCAGGCCGGCGCGCCGACCATCAGATCGACCGGCTTCGGCCCCAGCACGGTGGCCACGGCGGCTGCATGTTGCACCAGCAGCGAAAATGCCAGGTCGCCGAACATGATCGAGAACGCGCCCGCGCAGGCCAGGCGCACCACAAATTCCTTCTCATTGAAGGAGCCATCGGCATTGCGCGGCGGCAGGACGATGTACAGCAGCGCAGCACCTACCATGCCCAGCACCGCCTTGATGCCGTAGATTTTCAGGACGGCAGCGATGCCGCCCGCGGATTCTGCTGCCATAACTTGGTTTCCCCTTGTCAGTGATTTGGTATTCATGTGTTCAGTCCCACAGGCTGATGCTGTCTTGTGTGGTGGCCGATGCTTCCAGCGCGGCCGGCAGTGTGACGATGGTCCCAGCCGGCAGCACGGCGCCGAGTGCGGCCAGGGCAGGATTTAAGGCCAGCGCCTGTTCCACGTAGCCGCTGCTGGCGCCCAGGTAGCGAAACACCAGGGCATCAAGCGTGTCGCCTTGCTGGCTGCGTACCTGCATCAGATCAACTCCACGGTGGCGTGCGTGCGGCCGAGAATGTCATTGATGGCCCAATGGCCATTACGGCGCTGCACGTCCGGCGCGGTATCCATCCATTCCATGTTTTTCTTGTCGGTCAGGGCGCTCGCCGTGGTGTCGTAGTCCCGATAGCTCTCGAAGATGTCGGCCTTGGCGAAGCTGTAGACGGCGCGCCGGTAGTGCGCGACGTACTGGCTTTCACCGTCCACCTTGAGCGCGGGTACCTGCTCCAGCGTCTGGATGCCGCTGGCCAGGTGGCCCGCTTGCCACTCTCGCAGCAGCCGGTTAGTGGTCAAGATTGCGTCCACCAGCGCCGGGCGCAGGCGGGCATCCGTCACCGTTGAATCCAGCCGCATGGCGTTGCGCATGGCAGACATGCTGATGTCAGGGAAAAAGCCGTCATTGGTGATGTCCTTCACATCGGCCGGCGTGGTCGGCCCCGGTATCACCGGTATGTCATCAAGGTAGTTCATGGTCTTGGAGAGAGTGGGGGCGGTGGCCGGGACATCCGACGAACTGTGTCGCTTCCGTCCCGGGCCGCCCTGCGCCGTGGGGTGCTCTTTACTTGGCCGGCTCGGCGAACTTCTTCAGGCGCCGTTCCAGCCGCTCGATTTCCTTTTTGACGCCGGCTGCCTGATGCAGCTCGCTCGCACGGGTGAAGTGCTGGAGTGCGGCCGTGGCCTGGTCGGCAGAGGCCGTCGTGATGTTCTCGGCATCCACCTGATTGACCAGCTCCAGCAGGGCCAGGCCCAGCGCCTTATGCACCTTGGCGCGCGCCTGGTCTGGCGTGTCGGCATTGCCGGTCATGGCCAGCACCTGTTGCAGGATGTTGGCCGCGCGTGCGGGGTCGTCCTTCAATTTTCCGCCCAGGCTGGCGCCGGCAAAGTCATCCTGCAGCAGCGTGGGCAAGGTGCGGTTATAGCGATCCGGCAGAGTGAACCGGTGCTCCAGGGCATAGGCCGAGAGCTGCAAGGCCCGTTCGTAGTCGCCGACATCGATGTGCCACACCAGCACGTTCACCAGCACTTCATCGTGGGCGCCACGGCCGGCCGACAGCACGCCATCAATCCAGTCTTGATAGGCCGGCAGCATGGTGGCCTTCATCTCAATCTTGCGTTCGATGGATTGGATGTTGGACAGCGTGCGGCGGTCTTCGTGGAGCTTCATCAGCATCAGCTCATAGGCGCTGCCGGTGGTCACGCCACCAGGCTCGCCGGCAGCAGCCGCCAGCTTGCCCAGCATCCGTTCCCGATGGCGCGCAGCGGGGGATAGGCGCGACATCAGGCACCGCCCGCTGCCGCATCCTGCAGCACCACGTTTTCCACCAGGGCGGCCAGGCCCTCATCCTCGATCACGTAGGCGTCGTTGGACGATTCATAGTTTTCGATGCGGTCGGCCTTCGGTTCATCGACCACGCGACGGCGGCGGCCACCGTTCTGGAAGTAGATCGACAGATTGTCCAGGCGGGTAATCAACATGGCATTGGCCGGGAAGGACGGCACCCGCACAGCCGGCAGGCCGCCGATGCGCTTCTGGCTCACGATGATATCGGCGGCCAGGACTTCGGTCGGTGCTTGTGCCTTGTTGATCAGCGGGAAATACTTGTCATGCAGCAGTTCGCGACCGACGATCACCACCAGGCCGGTATCGTCCTGATACCACGGGTCCAGATTGGTTACCGCGTCATACACGGCGGCATCGAGGTTCACATAATCGGCGCCTTCGCCTTTGCCGATGATGACCTTGCCCGGCAGATCCTGGCCGACCAGGCCCATGACACGCTGCGGGGACTGCTCGCGGATCTGCTGCAGCCAGCCCTTGTTCACATCCTGCAGCAGCGGATACTGGTCGAGATTGGTATCGGCCGCGACCTTCACGCCGTTGAAGCCGATCATGATGCGGTCCAGTGCCTGGCGCTTCAGAATGGCATTAGCCAGGCGCAACTGGAAGTCCTGGAACTTGGCCCAGGCGTCCAGCTTGGCATAGGTGATATGGGTGTCGAAATTGGTTTTCTCGCAGCGATAGCGGGTGTTCGACAAGGCCGATGCATCGCGGGTGTTACGACGCTTGTCTCCGCGGGTATCGGTGCGGCTGGCGATGGGGCCGGACACGCCCAGGCCGATCTTCTCGCCTTCCAGTTCATCAACGCCAATCAGGTTGATGCTGGACAGGAATTCCGACGATTCCTGCATTTTGTCTTCCAGCTTCTGCTGCACGCTCGGGTCTACCGAGAACGTCGAATGGACGGCGCCGCCAGCGACATCATTCAGGCTCGCCAGGCGCGCAGTGTAGGCGTTATAGGCGGCACGGGTCTGATTCTTCATGTGTTCTGCTCCAGGGTAAATGCGTAAAAGGGGGGACGTGCCAGGGCCGGCTTAGAACTCGGTCAGCGCAGCGCCGCTGCTGCCGCCACCGGTGGCCGGTGGACGCTGCACGTTGCTCTTGTCGGTCAGATTGACGGTCTGGCGGAACCGCTCGGCGGTGGTCGATTCATCGCCGACGCGCTTCTCCAGCTTCTCCAGGCGCGCCACGGCCTCGGCGACATCCTTGCTAGTCTGCGCGGTGGCTTGCGCGAACTCGCCCACCTTTTCGGCCACGGCGGTCATGGCAGCAACCACGTCAGCGTGCTGGGCATCGGCTTTCTTCTCGCCGCCACCGATGCGGCTAAACAGTTGCTTGATGGTCTCGGCCACGCTCGGGCCGTCTTCCTCGAATTCGATCTTGGCCTCGATGGCTTCGGAGAACAGGTTCTCGGGTTCCAGCTTGCGCGGGGTGAAGGGGGATGCCTTGGGATTGGTGGCCGAGAACTGCAGAATTTCGGTACCCAGGCTAGCGGGACTGTCGGTGACGGCCAGGCCGACCAGATAGGAACTACCGGTATCGGCGAACTTGTCGGCCAGCTCGATGCTGGTGTAGATTTTCTGACGATCCTTGTTCATGGCGATGAGCGCGGGTGTCGGCTCGATCTGTGCGAACAGGGCCAGGCGCTTACCGTTTTCGGTATCGACTTCTTCCGCCTTCAGCGACAGCACATCGCCATACGCCTTGAACGGGCCATCGGGCAGCAGGCTGCGCAGGTGTTCGACCCACACGCGAGCGCCGTAGGTTTTCACGTTGTAGCTGTCGGCCATTTGCTGGATTTGCTCGCGGGTGATGCTGCGGCCATCAGTGGTCGCGCCCTCAGTCGCGACGCGGAAAAATTTGCTCTTGGTTGCCATGAGTTTTCGCGCTCGTTATCGGTTGATCGGATAACGCCATCTTCTGCCGATGGGCGAAATGCTTCAATGAAGTGAGGGTTGAAAAGGGGGATAGCGACTCTGCAAAGTCCCCGCTACGCGCGCGCGCCGCCTACGCTTGCGGCATGTTAGATATTCCAGAAGACATCAAGGACAACATCGATCAGGCGACCGAGCCTCGGCAGCTTGCGCGCCGCCTGTATTTCGAGGGCTGGCGCATCTCGTCGATTGCGCGCCACCTGAAGATTAAGCGTTCCACCGTCAATAGCTGGAAGCACCGTGATGAATGGGAAAAGGTCTCGCGCCTGGAGCGCGTAGAGATTGCCCTTGAAGCGCGCATAGTGCAACTGATCGCCAAGGAAGTAAAGGGCAATGGCGAGTACAAGGAACTTGATGCACTGATGCGCCAGCTTGTGCAGGCCGCGCGCGTGCGCCGCTATGAACAGCCGGGCGGCAACGAAACTGACCTCAATCCCAAGATCGCCAATCGTAACGCCGGCCCCAAGAAGAAGCCGGTGCGCAATGAGTTCAGCGAGGAAGCGCAGCAGCGCATCGTCGAGGCATTCAATGATTCGCTGTTCGACTATCAAAAAGTCTGGTACCGAAACGGCAGCGAGCGCACACGCATCATCCTGAAGTCGCGCCAGATCGGTGCGACCTGGTACTTCGCGCGCGAGGCACTGATTGATGCGATCCAGACCGGGCGCAATCAGATTTTTCTCTCAGCCTCGAAGTCGCAAGCGCACGTCTTCAAGCAATACATCATCCAGTTTGCGAAGGATGCGTGCGGCGTGGAGTTGTCCGGCGATCCTATCGTGCTGCCCAACGGTGCGCACCTGTATTTCCTCGGCACGAACGCCAGGACCGCGCAGGGCTATCACGGCAACTTCTATTTCGATGAGTTTTTCTGGACGCACAATTTCACGGAATTGAACAAGGTCGCGTCCGGCATGGCCTTGCACAAGAAGTGGCGCAAAACCTATTTCTCGACGCCCTCGGCCACCACGCATCAGGCATACCCCTTCTGGACCGGCGAAGCGTTCAACAAGCGCCGCGCCAAGGGCGACAAGGTCAATATCGATGTGAGCCACAAGCGACTGTCATCGGGCTTCACGGGCGAGGACAAAATATGGCGCCAGATCGTCACGATCATGGACGCCGCGGCTGGTGGTTGCGATCTGTTCGACATCGATGAACTGCGCGACTTCGAATACTCGCCGGACCAGTTCGATAACCTGCTGATGTGCAATTTCATCGACGATTCTGCGTCGGTGTTTCCGCTGGCTGACCTACAGCGCGGCATGGTCGATTCGTGGGTGGACTGGGACGACTACAAGCCCTTTACGGCCCGTCCCTTCGGCCACCGGCCCGTGTGGATCGGCTATGACCCTTCACTGACGGGCGACAGTGCCGGCTGCTCGGTGATTGCGCCGCCACTGGTCCCAGGCGGCAATTTCCGCATTCTGGAGCGCCACCAGTGGCGGGGTAAGGATTTTTCGGAACAGGCCGCGCTCATCAAGGAAATGTGCGGCCGGTACAACGTCCAGTACATCGGTATCGATACCACCGGCATGGGCGTGGGCGTCTTCCCGCTGGTCAAACAATTCTTCCCCGCAGTGACGCCCATCAGCTATTCGCCGGAAGTCAAAACGCGGATGGTGTTGAAGGCCCAAAACATCATCCGCAGTGGTCGCCTGCAATTCGATGCCGGCTGGACTGATATCGCGCAGTCCTTCATGGCCATTCGCAAGATCCTCACGCCTAGCGGACGCGCCGTCACCTATGACGCCGGCCGCTCGGAAGAAACCGGTCACGCTGACTTGGCCTGGTCGGTCATGCACGCCCTCGATTACGAACCCTTCGAAGGCACCACCGCTAACAACACCTCTTCCATGGAGTTCTTCTGATGAAACACAGAGCACGCCGCCGTGCGGCTGCATCCACCAACACGCCACCGGCCACCGTGCCGGCGCCGGCCACGCCATCGGTCGAGGCATTCACGTTCGGCGATCCGTCGCCGGTTCTGGAAGGCCGCGACATGCTGGCCGATGCCGAGTGCTATCGCAATGGCGACTGGTACGAGCCGCCCTTGAGCATGGCCGGCCTGGCGAAGTCGCTCAATGCCAGCGTCCATCACGCCAGCGCCATCTGGTGCAAGGTCAACATTCTGGCCTCGACCTTCCAGCCGTCCGCCATCTTGTCGCGCGCCGACTTCACGCGCCTGGCCCTGGACTTCCTACTCTTCGGCAATTGCTACGCCGAGCGGCGCGAGAGCATGACCGGCAAGCTGTTGAGTCTCAAGCCGGCGCTGGCCAAGTACACGCGCGTGGGCGTGGAGTCGGGGCGATACTTCTTCGTCAATGGCTGGCGCGCCAACTACGAATTTGAGCCGGATTCCATTTGGCACCTGCAGGCGCCGGATATCAACCAGGAAGTGTATGGCGTGCCGCAGTACGTGAGCGCATTGCAATCGGCCTGGCTCAATGAATCGGCCACGCTGTTCCGTCGCCGCTACTACCTCAATGGCTCGCACGCGGGCTTCATCCTCTACATGACCGACACGGCCAGCAACGTCAATGACGTGGACAAGCTGCGCGAGGCCATGCGCAACAGCAAGGGACCGGGCAACTTCCGCAACCTGTTTGTGTATGCGCCGGGCGGTAAGAAAGATGGCCTGCAAATTCTGCCGGTCTCCGAGATCGCGGCCAAGGATGAATTCTTCAACATCAAGAATTGCACGCGCGATGACGTGTTGGCCGCACACCGCGTGCCGCCGCAGTTGCTCGGCACCATGCCCAACAACACAGGCGGCTTTGGGGATGTGACCAAGGCCGCTGCGGTCTTCGGCTGCAACGAGATTGAGCCACTACAGGCGCAGTTTCTTTCCTTGAACGAATGGGCGGAGCAAGAAGTGCTCAGTTTCCGCCCCTATCAACTTCCTACCAATGAGGGCAAGTAACCATGAGCGATTACGCAGATCACGCAGACAACAAGATTTTTCGAACCATCGCGGCCGGTTTGGCGGCAGCGCGAAGAGCCCCCGAACTGCAGGCAGACTGCCGCTGCCATTTTTGCGATGAGCCAGTAGCTGGCGAGTTGCTGTTTTGCGACGTGGATTGTCGCGATGACTACCAAAAAATGGAGTCGGCGCATCGCCGCGCTGGAAGACGTTAGCTACAGATTCGAAATCACAAATCTGCGAAGCGGGGAAGCAAGTCTTGATCAACCAAGCGAATTTCGATGGCATTAGCGATCTTGACGTGTTCTGAATTCTCATCAGAAAACGGCTCGTCGATGACGCTGACGATAATGGTGCCGAGTTGCTTGTCTTTGCCTGAAGCGTCCTTGCTCATGACGGGTACAAGTGCGCCTGCCTCGGGGACTTGCTGGGCATTTAAAGCACGGGGGAGGTAGAGCATCCATCCCACTCCCGGGCGATCCTTAAAGACCTTTTTGTCGAAGTAGCTCGCTGTTTCCAGCGTCAATACAGAGGGAGTAAGCAAATTGACGTTCTTGAGGACAAGTTTCAAGACCGGTTCAGCAGTCGTAGAAAACGCGCTTGGCTTTGCTCTTAGGACGATCATGCTTGTTTCAGGAGCAACCCGACCAACGTATTGCAGAGAGGCCCCTTCCGGGCCTTCCTTTCCATTCCACATGCTGACAATCTTGGGATCGACGGTCGTCTTCAATGACTCGGTAAGTACGGCGATGGCCGCTGTCGTGGGGCCAGCGGAATCGAAGACCTCGTAACGGTAGGCCTCATCCTTGGTGTTGCCCTTTAAGAGCCATTCGTCGAGCAGGGGAGAACATGCTTTGAGCTCCTGACGGATTGAATGCAGCTCGGTCAACATGGCAGGCACATGGAGCGGGCCAGGTTGCCGGAAGATGGTGGTCAGTTCATAGGGTCGCTTCATGGCTCAAATACCGTTTCAATGGGTAGCAGCATTGCGGAGAATATTTTGGAAAAGAAGCGGTAGCTCATGGGCTGCATGAAGTACCACCTCAACTGAACAGGAGGACGAGGCTTGGCTACCAAAGATTGTGCGGTTGCCTCTGCCATGATCGGCTCGTCACCCTTCCACCACTCCTGCGGGTCGCCGAAGTCATCGAAGAACTGGTCGTACTTTGCTTTGGCTTCCTTTAAGAGGCATTGGCTTGAGTCGAAGCCATCAAACGTGACACCGCTGAACAACCACTCTGTAATAAAACCTTGGCCAACAGGCATACCGCTGATGCGAGATTGGTAGGCGATCGACACCTCCGACCATCCTGCCGTTGAGCGATTGAACGGTGCTCCACGATCTGGCGTGCAATCCGGGCACTTCTTGCGCTCCTTGGTCTGTGCTTCGGTGCGTGCGATGGGGGCGGACTTCGCCTTTTCAGCTTCTTCCTGACGCTTGCGCGCTTGCTCCTTCGCGGCCTCACCCGCCGCACCAGCGACGACGCCTACACCGAGTGCAGTCAATATACGGGCGACAACGCCTTCAAGCAATGGTGCGGCCAGTGTCGCCATCAGTGGTCTCCCTTGAGCTTGTGTTTCATCATGGCATCGAGGTCGTCGAGCCGTTGTTCAGGCGTCGCGCCTGGCTTACGCAGGTAGTGATCGACTAGGGGATCGTCATAGATGCGCGGGGCATCCGCAGACAGGTACATTAGCCGCACGATGTGGGGTGTGCTGGTGAAACCTATCCGAGCGGCGTAGTCGTAGGCATCCCGCATGTGCTCCAACACTACCTCACGGCCGGGCTGATCCCGCATTTCGGGCCGGTTGGTCAGGAACTCGTCACACACGGCTGCAACGAACTGGCGGGCTTCACCTTGTAGCAGGTTCTGCCACTGTGCCTCAGTGAGCGTCAGCATGGTGCCTCCTGATACAAACGCGTCTCCCTTCATGCAGCATGTGCCACTCATGGATGTGGCCGAAGAACTCTTCACGCTGCGCCGCGTCGAGCGTGCGCGCCAGGTTGACCAAAACACGTGGATCCCAGAAGCGAAGCAAGGCGCTGCGACCATCTGGGAGATTCACATCCAGTCGCAGTTGCAGCAGTTGTCCAAGGCCTTCCAGGTCTTGTGATGCGATCAGCCAAGTAAGCGCTGGCGCGTCGCGCTCAAGCGTGATCAGTTCGGCCATGCTTACGTGGTTTGCTATGGCCGTGTCGACCAACCAAGGGCCGGCGTGGGCCAGCGCTGCGTCCGGCGTCCGCGCAAACAGCGGGAAGAGTCCGCTACTCGATTGGAATCGCTTACAGAGCTGGGCTTGATACTGCACACCATCGACCAGTGCGTACAGCCGAAGCGCGGGCATGGAGTTGTGTAGGGTTTCCAATCGTGACTGTACGTCGAACATTGTCATTCCCGAATAACGATTGGGCTGCCAAAGTGAGCGGCTTTGCGCAGGCAATCCAAGCAGATCCCTGAGTCGGTTGAAGCCGCAAGCTGAGATGTCGTACTTAGTGCCTCTGCCTTGGCGTCTGCTGCTGAATCGCCGATCATTGAATCGTCCGACCAGGTTGTTGTCGCCTGCGCGGAGATCAGGCTGGCGCCGCACTCCGTGGTGTCCAAATGGCGGGCATAGCCGCGCCCCTGGCTGTCGACCATGTCTGGTGCGCCAGACTTGATAGCGAACACGCCTTTGCACTTGGGACACACCACCTTGTCACCGACCCGGGCCATGTATTTCCCGTGGATGCTGCTGGTGTGGTCGGCGCTGATGACCGTGCCGCCGTGACTGGTCTTGTCTCCAAGGGTGATAAAGGGACGACTCATGATTTCCTCGCCAGGTTACGCATGGCGCACAAGCGGCGCGCTGTTGTGCTCGCTTTGACGAGGGGCACCAAAATTTGTTCCCAAATAGTGAGAAAGCCGCTCTGAGGGCGTCTACGAGCTCATAGGCCGGTCGCGGTGGGGAAGGGAGAGGTCAGAATGTTTCAAAAATACAACTTTTTGTCTTTTTTCAGCCCGGCGCGCGCGGTTGCCCCCACCCCGCGCCTGCCCGCTACATAGGTCAGTTTTGACTCAAATTTGCGTCAAAGGCTGAAGCCCGTCCAGCCTGGCCGGAAGCTCCGGCTGACCAATGTCAAATTTGACGCATTTTGACGCGCGCTACGGGAGTTAATCCGGTATTGTTGAGCATGTAAAAAGAATAACGAATGAAATTTGGCGTGCTGATACAGCTTGAGTGGAATTCAATCTGCTCTGATGCACGGCGTTCAATCTCAAATTTGATGGCGCCAGACCAGGTTGGTGGACGTGGGGAAGGAGCGTCAAACACGTGGGGAGCCATTTACTCGCCCAAATACGAGTTCCACTGTTTCCTCAGCTTGATCTAGCGACGGTCCAGAGTGTTATGTAAAAGGAATCATGGGGGAGCGCCTAAATGATAGTTAGCATTAACCGCCTCAGACAGTTTGGAATCTTTAACGACTTCAGCGGCACTAAAATTCAAAAATTTGGAAAATACAACCTCATTTACGGTTGGAATGGGACGGGTAAATCCACGCTCTCTAATCTCTTCTCGTGTTTTGAGCTCCGGGCACTAATTCCCCGCTTCAAACTGGCTCAGTTTTCAGTTGCGTTAGAAGATGGTTCTACGATCACCGAGACGAGTCTTCCCACATCCTCTTTGAATATTCATGTATTCAACCAACGTTTTATTCATGAAAATATTGATTGGGATAAGTCCGTTAAAAGCATACTTCTTATTGCCAAAGAGAAGATCGACGACTTGCAAAAGTTGGAGCAATTGAAAGTGTCACTTCAACTGAAGAAAAAGACTTGCGAAGATAAGCTAAGCGACATCGAAAAGCAGAGGGAGGCGCTGGATAAATTTCTGACGAATGCTGCAAAGAAAATGAAGCTTGGTCTTCAAGCCATTGATACAAGCGATAGTTACTATCTGAATTATGATCGCCGCAAACTGGCTACGTTTATTCAGAACAATAGCGAAGCGGTCGTTAAAGTGGAGTCTGTTCTTGCAGACGCGGAGATCGTTGCTCTGACGAATGCTTCCCGGCCCGATCAGCTACCGAGTATAAATTTTCAATCGGAAGAGATCGATCTGGACTATTTTAAGAAAGCAGCAGTGCGTATCAGAGATTTGATCGCTACGACCGCGGTGAACCAAGCTCTACAGCGGCTGACTGATAATCAGGATATCCGCGAATGGGTTCAAGCAGGCTTAGAGCTCCATGAGCATCATGGTTCATCGTCGTGCGAGTTCTGTGGTTCCCCACTTACCCAAACGCGCGCAGAAGCGCTGGCCGCTCACTTCAGCAAGGAGTTCAGGGATTTTCAGCAGCGACTTCAAAATGCTGCAACTTGGATCGAAACTCAAGGTGTGCCACTTAATCTGCTTCCCCCAGCTGCTGCATTCTATAAAGAGTTCTCCGAAGAGTCCGATTCCCTCCAAAAGGAATATGCATCTACAGCCGCGAAGATTGACAAGCAGATTGAGGAGTGGCGGGGCGCTTTGCAAATGAAAATTGCAGACCCGGAAAAGACAAACATTGAACCGCCCCGGATTTTGAGGAGGCTCTAACTCTTGAGAGAATAGAGCCATGAACAAGAAATCAAGCAAGTTTTCCCCTGAGGTACGAGAGCGTGCGGTGCGCTTGGTGCGTGAGCAGCGGGATGAGCATTCCTCCACGTGGTCTGCGGTCCAATCGATTGCGCCGATGATCGGCTGTACGCCTCAGACGCTGCTGGACTGGGTCAAACGCGCCGAGGTCGATAGCGGCGAGCGGGATGGCGTCAGCACGGCCGAGCGTGAGCGTATCAAGGCACTGGAGCGCGAGGTCAAGGAATTGCGCCGTGCTAACGAGATTCTCAAGACCGCGAGCGCTTTTTTCGCGCAGGCGGAGCTCGACCGCAAACTGAAGTCGTAAATACCTATATCGATCGCTATCGGGATATCCACGGGGTCGAGCCGATCTGCAAGGTATTGCAGGTTGCCCCGTCAGCATATCGGCGTTATGCAGCGAGGCAGCGCAATCCTCAATTGTGCTGTGCTCGTAGCAAGCGTGATGCGGTACTGCGAGTTGAAATCAGCCGGGTGTGGCACGCCAACATGCGTGTGTACGGTGCTGACAAGGTGTGGCGACAGCTGAATCGCGAGGGCGTATCTATCGCACGTTGTACGGTAGAGCGGTTGATGCGAAAGCAAGGGCTTCAGGGAGCCCGGCGTGGTAAGCAACTTCGCACCACGCGTTCTGATCCCAAGGCAGCCTGCCCGTTGGACCGGGTCAATCGTCAGTTCAAGGCTGATCGTCCCAACCAGCTTTGGGTGTCCGACTTTACCTACGTATCGACCTGGCAAGGCTGGCTGTATGTGGCCTTCGTCATCGACGTGTTTGCCCGTCGCATCGTTGGCTGGCGTGTCAGCAACAGTATGACGACGGACTTCGTGCTAGATGCGCTGGAGCAGGCGCTCTATGCTCGCCAGCCCGAAGGCAACGGCGGCTTGATCCATCATTCCGACAGGGGATCGCAATACGTCGGGATTCGCTACAGTGAACGCCTGGCCGAGGCGGGCATTGCGCCATCGGTCGGAAGCCGTGGCGACAGTTACGATAACGCCTTGGCCGAAACCATCAATGGCCTGTACAAAGCTGAATTAATTCATCGCCGTGCCCCTTGGAAAACCAGGGAATCCGTCGAACTGGCCACGCTCGAATGGGTGGCTTGGTTCAACCATCATCGACTGCTGGAATCCATCGGCTATATCCCTCCGGCAGAAGCTGAGGCAAACTACTACAGCCGGTTCGCCAGCAATACTGCAGTGTCGGCATAACTTAAACCAAATAGCCTCCGCGAAAGTCGGGGCGGTTCACATCGAGATTTCCGATGTCAACGAAGCCGATGTCATCAAGTTCAATTCAATCCTGAAATCTCTAGTCGATCTGATCAAAAAGCACAACAATAAGACATCTAACTTCAAGTTTGAGACCTCTAAAAGCAAGTCTGCACTCGAACTTCATTTCGCCGCGGCTGAGGTAAAAGAGTTTGACTACGCCGGCAGAGAAAAGAAGTGTAGCAACCTTAGTAGCGAGCTAAAGAAGGATCGGGATGAAGTGGAAATACTCGCACAGCAGGTTGCGATGATAGAGGCACAGCTATCGAATGAAACTATTGGGGCCAAGGAATTCAACGATGTCTTGCATCGTTTTATTGGCCGCTCCGAGCTTTGCCTTCATTTTAATCAGGAGATGAAAGGTTACGAAATTATTAGGAATGGGGTAGGCGAACACGATGGGAATTTGAGCGAGGGAGAGAAGACGGCAATTGCCTTTGTCTACTTCATAACGAAGCTCAAAGAGAATGGAAATAACATCAAGGATACTATTGTTGTTGTTGACGATCCGGTCTCAAGCTTTGACTCAAATCACCTGTTCCATGCTTATGCATTTCTTCGCACTCAATGCGTAGAAGCTAAGCAGTTGTTTGTCCTGACTCATAATTTTACCTACTTCAAGCTTGTGAGAGACTGGTTTGCTGGTGTAAATAGAAATAGGAATAACAAAGGAAAGCCTGATAATTGTTGTTTCTATCAACTCGACGCACCACCAGGTTCTCCGCGCCATTCTTCGTTAGTAGATGCTAATGATTCATTGAAAGAGTACAGCTCAGAGTATCACTACATTTTCAAGAGGCTTTATGGGTATATAAATCACGCAACTCTGGACAGAGATGAAGCATTTTTAACCGCGAACTTAGCCCGGAAGCTTATTGAGTCGTTCTTTGCGTTCAAGTATCCCAAAAAAAGAAGTGACATTAGTCAGTTGATGGAGGTCGGACTTAAAGATTGTTCTTTGACGACGCCGGAGCTTAAAGAAAAAATCTACAGATTTATTAACAAATACTCACACAATGACGTGATTGAAATTAATGAAGACTCGGCTGAGAATTTGACCGGCGAAGGTCAAAGCGTGATTGGAAATATTTTTCAGTGGATAGAAGAAGTGGACAAGAAACATTATGACGAAATGGTGCAAGTCGCTACAGCATGAAGACGGGTAAATTTATATATCCGAATATCGCAATGTGTTGATTTCCTTCTGTCTAGGCCTTCTAGAGGACTGTCCGGTGCTTTCGTATTCCGCAAATTCCTCTGGTTGGCCATTTGGTATGAGCACTTCAGAAGATGCAAGTGTAGTAACATGCTGCATCAATTTTTCCTCGCGCCTGTAATGTTCGATACCAGTACTTTTGACGATCCTTATGTCCTTGATCCGGTAATCCGCCGCCGATGGGCGTTCATGGAGACCAGTTCTGCTGCCGCAGTGTTACGCTCAGTATGTCCTAATGAATGGGCCGATATCGTCCATGTATTAAGGTCGTTTGAGCTTGATCCTAGGCAATGGCTGAGGGCTGGCGGCAACCGAGGCGATATCGCCCAGCTGATTGACGGAATGTTTTCCCAACTTGGCTGGAAGGAGACGCGAGTAGACTTGTCTACTCAAGGAATCTTGCTGTCAAAGAAGCTTGAAGTTATTGAACGCTTGCCAGCAGTTCATCAGGAAGGGTACTTAGTCGATAACTTCAAGGGCCGAGTCGCTCTTGACGTTGAATGGAACGCGAAGGATGGTAACCTGGACCGAGATTTATCGGCGTACCGCGCTTGGCATGAGGCCGGTGTAATTTCTGCCGCTGTTCTGATCACGCAGGACCGGGTACGATTGAAACAACTTGCCGAAACGCTGTGGTTCGACTATCAGCAAACGCTGCCTGAGGTTCAGCGAAACTTGAAACTCCCCATAGACCTCAATACATCCACTACGACTAACCTTGAAAAGGCAGCGCTCCGCGTTCGAAGGGGTGTTATGGGAACATGTCCGCTATTGATTGTTGCGGCGACTCCTGAAACTTGGAACGGTCAGCCGTATAGGTAAAATTTTAGAGGGAGTTTCGCTAACTCCCTTATCTCCTGTTAATCACTGCGGTTCATAACGTTACGATCACGTCTGAGCGCGCAGGCTCAGCTTGCGAGTGATTTTGATAGGTATCCCAGGACGGAAAGTATGTTTCATCGGCTTGGTTGCCCCACACCGTCCAATTTTTCCGTTCACCACGAGCGAACATTTCAAGATACGGGCCAGGGCTACATGCTTCGATCAACGGGTATTGCTCATCCGGTTTGCGGGAATGTTCACGCTTGCGAGTTGCTAAAAAATTTACTTGGCTTCTTGCCGGGGCAAGTGTTCTGGCATTTTTACCTCGCACTCCAAAGAGAATCAACTCTGTGACGTTTCTGAAATAAAACCCCACACCTCTGCCATCAGGTCCGCCATCCTTCCGGATCTTGTGCCAGACAAGGTTGCTTTTATATTCGAAGCCCCAAGCCTTAAGAACGGCCAGCCCCTCGGGCAAAAGAGCGTTAGGCACCCAAAGGTAGAGATGGCTCGTGTCTGCAGTTGCCTCCGCGACTGGCAACGCTTTTATATCGTCTAAGGTCATGGTTGGATAGCGATTGAGGCGTTTATGTTCTGGCGCAACCTTGCCTGTACGATTTTCAAATTGCCAGGGGGGGTCAGCGAGAATGGTTCCAAACTTCCTGCCGTCTACAAACTCGCGAAAATCTGCTGCTGCATCCTGCGGCTTGTCCACTGGTGGGATTTCTTTCAT